CGTATGGTCCGCCTAACAATGTCCTGAACACTGCGAGCTTCCAGGTCACGAATACTTCGGGAGTGAATCAGGTAGGCAACATCGCGGTATCTGCGACTAGCTTTACACCACCTATTTCATTCACTTCAGTATCCGGTTCAGGTACGTTGGAATTGGCTAGTGGATCCACTGTTACAATGAGTTGGTACGCTGATCCTGCTAATGGTCAGGGCGCTGAAACCTCTACAGATACACCGGGAACGCTGTTGCATACCTGTTCAGTTACAGCTACTGACAATAGTGATGCGATCGCGTGTGCGCCACCTGACTTCTCTACGATTTATGGTGCGCCATTCTCGTATACGTTGTATACCTCATTCACTCTGACTCCTGGTGGTACGTTGGTTGGACGTAGCCAGACTGAGATCTCAGAAGTTACCGTCCCAGAACCTGCTTCACTTGTCCTGTTGGGTATGGGCCTGCTGGGTATGGGAGCTATTAGGCGTCGTCGGTAGTCCCTTTTCAAAAGAGCCAACTACCGGCCACAGGGGTGAGTCATTTAATCATGCGAATGACTCACCTCTTCTTCAAGAGAGGAAAGAGAAATGGATGTTAGTCAGTCTCGTATAGTTCGTGCATTCCACAACGATCCATACAATCCAACTCTATTCAGTCCTCTTTCCAAGTCTCTTGAAGTATCGGGAGAACAGGAAAGACTGATTAGAGAACTTCACATGTTAGGTGCATCAGATACGCGGTTCGCTCAGAAGATGTCTGATGCAGTCCTTCATATCCTCCGTGCTGGTGCAGCTAGTACGCCCCTCATTGAATCCATCAATCCAGAGTCTCAACCTGTTGGTACTGGTGTTTTTACACTGACAGTTACAGGAAGTGGATTCGATGAGACGAGTACCATTTATGCGAATGGTAATCCTCTCACTACTGTCCGCGTGTCAGACACTAACCTGACAGCAGAAGTAGATCTGACTGCTGTAACTGAACCAACTAGCTATTCAGTTCTAGTCCATCAGGGTGGTGGGATCGTTTCCAATAACGTAGCATTTGAAGTGACTGCTACTGAACTTCAGTCTCGCGCGCGTAAGGAACAGGAAGATAAGAAGTTCGAAGTACTGAAGAAGGATGATGACAAGTTCAAGAAGCTGGAAGAAGATCGTGTACGTATAGCGAAGGAAGAACAGGAACGTAAGGACAGAGAGTTTCAGGAGAATCTGAACAAGATTCGGGAGGACAATAAAGCTATTGCAGAAAAGAAGGAGAATAAGTAATGGCAACCGAAGTCCTACCAGTAGGTATGCCATGGAAAATGAATCCCAATCAGATCTATGCCCTTCCAGGAATGAAGGTTACTGTATTCACTACTCATGGTGCTCCTGCACTTGAAGTAAGTAACCATTCCGATTACGCATTTCCCGGTATCACGTTGACTCTCACTAATGGAGCAGCTTTGGCTGCTGGTGGGTTTATTCGTACTGCTGCGTCTGACGTTACCATCACGCTCAAGAGAGATTAATATGACCGATTATAGGATGTGGGCAGCCCACGAAATCGATACGATTCATGATCTTATGCGCACGCACGCACCGTGGCGAGGTGATTCGCCGTGGGATGATCCTGAATTCATGTCCGCATGGCTCAATCAGATGTCTGTACTGGATGCTGAGGCTAATCTCAGTAAAGAGACTCTTGAGGCATGGTGGCTCTCCACTCCTGAATACATTGAACAGAAGCCATTGTGGGATGAATCTCAGAAACCACCCAAGTTTGTCGGTATCGTCGGTCAGTTGAGGATCGATGATGCTGGATATTGTGATGATAATGGTCGAGTTCTTCCTATTGGGCTTCATGTTGGGGATCTTTTCAGTAAATTTGTACGAGATCCTGACCACTCAGAGATAATTATCGCTCAAGCAGCCGAAGCAGGCTATAAACTCATCCATTTCTGGATGAATCTCGGTACATTGGGTGATTATTGGGCTGGTCGAGAGTGTGGACCCGGTTACACACACGACTTCTGGCCTAAACTGGCTATGTTGGGAGATGTATTCGATAAGTACGGGATGAAAGGTGGTTATAATCTTGGTGATTACAAACTCTGGGAAGGAAATCATAAAGATTTCTTCAGAGAGCTTGGACGACAGCTACGTGGGCGGCAAAATTGTACAGCCGCGTATGTATTCGGTGGAAATGAAGCGTGGCAAACAGGTGCGGATAACAAGGAAGAGATTTCCGACGCACTCGATTGCTTCAAGGAAGAATGCAACACGATCATAGTTACAACTACCGCACCTCCTGATGAATCTGAGTCAGCAATTGAGGATTGGTGCGATGGAGATTTCTATGCCATACACGGGTACAGAGGCGCTGAGGATCACGACCGCATCAGGCACATCTTTAGCGTTCCGTGGGAAGGTAATCCACCTACTCGCTATGGCTGGCAGGATGAACCGACTGGACCGGGCGATAAAGTTTCCGTTAAAGCCTCTCACTGTTACGAGGGGAGAGACGTTGACTCTAACCATATCTGCGCCTTGGCCGTTCAATCGATTCTCAACAATCAGGGATACAACTACTTTTGTTCCGATGGGGTAAAGTCTGACGGCGATATCAAATCATGGCCGGGATACTATGAAACGCCTAGAGTTATCGGATTCATACCGGGCGACATTATGGCGTGGCCCAAGGCATTTCATTTTGGTAGTAGTCAGCCCGACAGGGTATTTAGTCCATGCGCAGAAGATACCCTTAGATTTGATCATCGAATCAGCCATTCAGGAGAACTGTTCGGCATCTTCTATGGAGATGAAGGACACACTCGCGCTCGTTGTGAACGCGCATGTTTCCTCTCATTCGTAGGATTCGATGGAATGGTACATCCTGAACAACAGTTCGATATCGGTCAAGAGGTCTCATTCGATTTCCGTCGATCTCAGGGTGGTCTACCAAACGGTTATACTGCTCAGGTCGTACGAGGGAGACTAAGATAATGGGTATCTATGATACGATGGCTGCTGCTGGTGGTGCTATGACAGGCAATGGTGGATCATTCGCCCAGAAACAGCAGTTGAAGGCCAATCCTATTATGCGCGCTCGTCCTGCTATGGGCGCACCTATGGGAGCTAAACCGGCCCCATCATATGGACAACCACTAGGTAGACCTAATCCAATGACGGGTGCGCGTCCGGGTATGCAGACACCTAATATGGGAATGGCTGGCCCTCGTAGACCTCCTGTTGCTTCACCTATTGGTGGATCATATGGTCAGCCTACTGCCCAGCAGTTACCAGCAGGTATTCCAAACATTCCAAATCTACGTGGACCTGGTGATGTACATGACATGGGTCCAAATAACATCGGTAGACCTGATGTAATGGCTCGTCCTAATCTATATGGAAGTACTCCCGAAATGCAGGCTGGATTGGGTCCATCAAATGCTGTGGATATAATGCAGCAGCAGATGCCACAACAGCCAGTAGTAATGGATGAGAATGGATTGGAACCGCGACGTGGACCCCGCTAGTAGTAATTCCAAAGCTGTATTTCAGTCTAATGAGTGGAGACCATCTCCTAAACAGGAGCAGTTTCTATCACTACCAACTACAGTAAAAGAGGGATTCTATGGAGGGGGAGCAGGATCAGGAAAGTCCGACGTCCTACTACTGTATGGTATTGTTCATAGATGGCACGAGCACCCTAAATTTAAACAAGTGTTCATGCGAAGAACATATCCAGAACTTAGAAATGAAATCATTCCTAGATCCCGTGAACTTTATCGTAAATTTGGTGCAACTCTTAACAAAACTGAAATGTGTTGGACATTTCCACGTAGTGATCAATACGGTGGGACTGGTGGTACTAACGAAGGAGCAATGATCTTTCTAGGACACTGCGAAAATGAAGACGACGTACATCAGTACGATACCATGCAAATTTGTCTGTACACCCCAGACGAACTTACCTCAATCACTGAATGGATTTATACATATATCACATTCCAGCGAAATCGCGCACCAAAAGATAGTGGACTTCCTTCTATTACTCGTGCAGCTGGAATGCCAGGTGGAATTGGTCATACCTGGACCTACAAGCGATTCATTAAGCCATATCCTAAAGGTGGAAAGATCCTCATTGGCAAAGGTGGAAACAAAAGAATCTATATCCATTCTACTCTAGAGGATAATCCCCACATTGACCCTACTTATAAGCAGTCACTGCAAGGCATTACGATTGAGGCAGAACGTAAAGCCAAACTGTTGGGTGATTGGGATGCGTATCAAGGACAGGTATTTGATGAATTTCGTGATAGGAAGTTTGAGGACGAACCGGAGAATGCAATTCATGTTATCTCACCGTTTGAGATTCCGGCATGGTGGCCCCGAATCTGTATAGGAGATTGGGGATTTGCTGCAATGACGTGGGTTGGATGGGCTGCAATTAGCCCGACCAAGCGCGTGTACATATATCGGGAACAGACTTGGGTGAAAACCAAGATTGCAGAGTGGGCACCACATGTTAAACTCTACCTCGACAAAGAAAATCCTCGTCTCGTCAGGTTTTGCAAATCAGCTGGTCAGGATAGAGGTCAGGAACATACCATCCAACAGCAAATCGAGGAAGAACTCGGAGTATCCGTCGAACTATCTAACAATACACCAGGTTCGCGTATTGCTGGAAAGCAACTTATACATGAATATCTACGGTGGCAACCTAAACTAGTCAATCCGACTGAAATAGGACAATATGACGAAGAATATGCGATGTGGATCCATCGAAATCGTGGTTTGACTGAATATCATGCATATTTGAACTCATTCAATCCAGTTGAGGAAGAAACTAACATTCCTAAACTTCAGATATTCAAGGACGCCTGTCCAATTCTAGTGGAAGCTATCAAGGCATGTTCATATGACAAGCCAAAAGGAAATAAAGCAGCCGAAGATATCGCGGAATTCGATGGGGACGACCCAATTGATGGTCTCCGGTATCTTGTTGATGCAGCTGAGGGCTTCTTTGGAGAGGCAAATCAGGAATTCAAGCGTGTCGAAGCACAAGAGAGATTGGTACAACAGTTACATCAGAACCAGGATTGGACTGCCTTCTATCGGAACATGAAGAAGACGGAATCAGATGAAGATATTCGTCCTGTTGGTCGGTATCGTCATTAGCTCTGGTTGTGGTCATTTTCGTATGCTCCCTAAGTGTGGAGATGGATTACCAGCTAAGATTTTAATCCATCCAAAATGTCCACCTAATGGGGTTTGTGGATATACATGTCATCCAGATAGGTGGGACAATCCAGATGAGTATGTGGAGACAGTTAATAAATAAGTGGTTCGGACTTACTGATGCGCCATGTGAGTCATGTGAGATTCTACGTTCTATGCTCGATGAGAGTAATAGAGAGCGTAAGGATTTACTCCATCGCCTATTGGAACCAGGTAAGGCCGAACCACCTCCTACTATATCTGAAGAACCTATCCCAATTACACCTTCATTCACTCCGTGGCGTGTACGTCAGCAGATGCTTGAAGCTGAAGATAGACAGGCTGCTAAGTTAATGAAGGAACGCGCGCGTGATATAGCCAAGTTAGAGAGTGAACTTGGAGTTAACGCCGATGCCAGCAAAATCAGCTAAGCAATATCGCTTCATGCAGGCGATAGCCCACGGTGCTACACCTAATAAGGGAATTGGGCCATCACCAACTGTAGCTAGAGAGTTCATTGAGAAAACCCCTCCGAAGAAGCGAGTGGATTGGAGTAAAAAATGATCATTATGATTATTGTGCTCGTCGTTCTAGGATTCTGTCTCTATCTAGTTGAGACATATGTTCCGATGAGTCCTCCATTCATTATGATCATTCGTCTACTCGTTATCTTGTTCTCTCTTCTTTGGATTCTGTCAGCATTTGGTATTATTGATACTCCAATGAGGCTACGCTGATGGGCTTTTGGAACAAGTTAGGTAAGATAGCTCTCCAGGCTGCTCCATATGTAGCTGCTCCATTTACAGGTGGGGCTAGTCTATTAGCTACTGGAGCTACGCAGAAACTCGGTCAGAAGTGGGCGCAACATGATGCCGAGAAAGCCATCGCAAAAGGCCTCGCTCCTTCTAAATTCGATAAGTATCTCGGTATGGCTAGCATGGGTGCTGGCCTTGGTAGTATGGCGTTCGGTGGCGCCTTGGGTAATCTAGGTAAAGCTGGTACTGTTGGTGCTGGTGTAGGTAAAGGTGCTCAGCTAAGTAGTATTGCATCTCAGGCTGGAACTGGCGCTAAAGTAGGTGGATTTGCTAGTAATCTAGGTAAGATTGCTGGTGCAGCTGCTGGTAAAGGTGGCAGTGGATGGACTGGTGCAATAGGTAAGGCTGCTGGTAATGCTGTAGGTAGTAAGTTAATGCCAGGCGAGTCTGGTGGGATGCCTCAGGGTGACTGGCAGAGTCAATTGGGAGCTATTCTGAATAGTCAACCTGATAGATCAGCTCCTGTTGATGCATCACCACTTGCACGCAATATACCACAACAGGCTGTACCTAGAAGAGAGAGTGGTTTAGCAGGAGTTCTAGCAGCTGGAAGACATGAAGGAATTGCAAATCAGCCATTCCGTAGAGGATATCAGACACAGATTGAGGATGAAGATCAGCTCATTACTCACGATATGCCACCTATTTATCCGAATTACGGTCCACCACCCGAAAATACATACAATCAAGGTCCTGCTGCTACACCAATTCAGAATGCATTTGCTGATGAATTGACGCCTCGTACTACTGGTACTAGAAGGCGTCGTCAGCCTGCTGCGGTGGAAGAATAATGGAACTAGACGATACTACTAAAACTCTACTCAAGCAGATTGTCGATCACTTCGATGATGAAGATAGAGGTGTGCGTGATCGTCAAATCCGGACGTGGAGAAGGCTCAAACTGTTGTGGGAGAACATTCAGCATACCTACTACAGTGAGGTAGCTCATGACTGGCGTGTTCCGGACAGTAACAGACAGAATGATGAATCGGATCAGGGCTATTACGACAAACCGGTCAACATCTACAGGGCCTATCTCGAATCCATTATTGCAGCTTTGTCTGTCACTGTTCCTCCTATTACTTGTTATCCTGATGATGCTGACAACCCGTTAGACGTCATCACGGCTAAGACAGGTGATAAGATTGCGGCACTGATCTTCAAGCACAATGATGCTCCTCTGTTCTGGTTACACGCGCTGTTCGTTCACATGACGGAGGGCATGACCGCGTGTTACACATACACCAAATCTGACGAGAAATATGGTACGTACGAGGAAAAACAGTACGAAACTGGAGTAGAAACGACTGAGAATACACTATGTCCCATCTGTCAGATGAATATGGCAGATGAGACTGTTACATACGATCAGGAAGACAAGTACACTCCTGATGATGAAGATGCACCATTGAACGCAGCTATCAATGAAGGGCTTGAAATGTGCCCTAACTGCGCTAATATGGTGATTCCTGACAAGCAGAGACAATCAGCCACTGTTAGGAGACTAACTGGGACTACTCATCACCCGAAATCCCGCGTATGCATGGAAGTATATGGTGGTCTATCTGTTAAAGTGCCGGTCTGGGCGAGGAATCAGTCCGAATGCTCATACCTCATATACTCTTATGAGACTCATTGGGCAAACGTACTCGAATTGTATCCAGAACTCCGCGAAAAGATCACTAAAGGTGGTGCTTCATACGACTTGTATGAACAGTGGGGTCGTACTAGTCCACAGTATCGCGGTGAACATCCGATAAACAATCTGACTGTGCGTAATTGCTGGATTCGTCCGTGCGCGTTCAATATTCTGAGTGAAGATGAGACTAAGGCTCTAAAGAGTCAGTTTCCGGATGGCGTGAAGATCGTGATGGTCAACGATCTGGTTGCAGATGGTACTAACGAAGCACTTGACGACTACTGGACACTTACATACAATCCACTATCGGATTACATTCATTTCGATCCAGTCGGCCTGTTGTTGACTTCAGTTCAGGACATTACGAACGATCTAATCTCTCTCGTATTGCAGACGATTGAGCATGGTATTCCTCAGACATTCGCTGATCCTAAGGTTCTGAACTTTAAAGCCTATAGAGAGAGTGAAGTCATCCCCGGTGGCATCTATCCAGCTACTCCTAAGACTGGTAGACCACTAGGTGAGGGATTCTATGAAGTCAAAACTGCTACCCTGAGTCAGGAAGTATTGCCATTTGCTCAGAAGGTACAGGAAATTGGTCAAATGGTGTCCGGAGCACTGCCATCGTTATTCGGTGGACAGATGTCGGGCTCTCGTACTGCTTCGGAATATAGCATGTCGAGAGCCCAAGCATTACAGAGATTACAGGGCACATGGAAAATGCTTCTACTCTGGTGGAAGAATGTATTCGGTAAGGCTATTCCTCTCTACATTAAAGAGATGAAAGAGGATGATAAGCAGGTCAAGAAGGACGAGTTCGGTAACTTCGTGAATGTTTTCATACGCAGGTCTGATCTAGAAGGTAAAATTGGTTCAGTCGAATTGGAAGCTAATGAGAATCTTCCAATAACGTGGAACCAGCAGAAGGATGCCATAATGGAGTTGTTCGGTATGAACAATGACGCCATTATGTCTACCCTCATGGCACCTGAGAATATGCCCTATATCAAGAGGGCTATTGGGCTAACAGATTACATCATTCCTGGTGAGGACGATAGACAGAAACAGTACGAAGAAATCCAGCTTCTTGTATCTAGCGAGCCTATTGAGATGCCGCCTGATCCAATGATGGCGATGCAGGCTCAAGTTAACGGTATGCCTCCACCTCCACCTGTGCGTGTACCTAGTGTCGAAGCAGATGTAGACGTAGATAATCATGCACTAGAAGCTGACATTTGCCGTCGTTGGCTCGTTAGCGATGCAGGTAGACTGTGCAAGATGGAGAATCCACTTGGATATGAGAATGTCCTATTGCACATGAAGATGCATAAGGACATTGATATGCAGATGCATATGCAGCAGTTGATGGCCCAACAACAGGCGGCTCAACCAGTAGCCCCAGAGAAGACTGGTCAAGAAGGAAGTACGGGCGAACCACTACAGGATGGTCAAAGTGAACCTACAGTTCAATAATTTGTTTAGTCCCGGAGAAGGTGTTGGAACTAGTGTACCAGATGCCACTGGTGATTCAGGAGACACGTTTGAGCTCCTGAATGTAGAGGAAGAGGAGATTAAAGATGAACCTCTCGAACTTCCTAAAGACAAAGAAGACGACCAAGAAGACGAAAAAGAGGAAGAAAGCGGGAAGGATAAAGAAGAGGAAGAAGAACTAGAAGAAACCAAAGAACCTACTGAAGAAGACCTTGAACTCACTACGCCAGTCCGACGTAAGGAAATTCTTGCTAAGTATCCAACACTATTTAAAGACTTTCCCTATCTTGAGAAAGCATATTACAGAGAGCAACAGTTCACCGAGGTCTTTCCGACTATTCAGGACGCTAAAATCAGCGCCGAGAAAGCTGCAATCTTAGATAAGGCAGAACAGCAGGTGATGAATGGTGACATCACCATGTTCTTACAGGCTGCTAAGGCAGAAGATGGAGAGGCATTCAAGAAGATTGCTGATAACTACCTTCCAACATTGAGAAGAGTAGACCAACAGGCTTATTTCCATGTGCTTGGTAATGTCATCAAAGACACTATCATCACTATGGTTCGTGAGGGAAGGAATCTAGGGGATCAAGGCGCACCTCTAACAGCAGCGGCGAATGTTCTTAACCAGTTTATCTTTGGTTCTCAGAAGTTTACACCACCGCAGCAGTTGAGTAAGAGAGTCGATCCTCAAGTTCAGGAAGCACAACAGCAGATTAATCAGCAGAAGCAACAGCAGATTATGGCTACCTTCACTTCGGTGAAGGATGATCTTCAGACACGCGCTGATAATGTGTTACGCTCCACGATTGACGGTCACATCGATCCTAATAAGACGATGACCGATTACGTGAAGACTCACGCAACACAGGAAGCATTTGACAAGCTAGAAACTCTGATCTCTCAAGACAGCAGATTTAGAGTGCTGATTGATAAGCTTTGGGAGAAGGCATTCCAGACAGGATTTGACAAGGAATCTACTGATCGTATTAAGTCCGCGTATCTTAGCAAGGCGAAAACGCTATTGCCAAGCGTAATCAAATCGGCACGTACTAACGCCTTAAAAGGTAGAACGGACACTGATGAACCTGTACCGGCCAAGAAAGGCCCTATTGCACGCGGGCACTCCGCAGCCCCATCTAGCGGAAAATTCCGTAAAGCCTCGGACATACCACGTGGTATGACCACACTTGATGTACTCATGAAGGACTGATATACGAAGGGAAAAAGAAATGGCAGTTACCGAGTCTCAGGTAGCCGCAACCGAGTTGGAAAAGGTTATTCCAAAGGTTCGCGTGCTGTTCGAGCGGGACGACAAGTTCTACGCGAACATCAAGAAGCGTGATGTGGAGAAGATTTCACATCGCCAGATGCGCGTGCCTCTGGAACTTCGGCCCGGTGGTAGTTTCCAGTACTTCAATCCAGATGGTGGTGATCTGGGACGAGGTGGTGGGCCTACCTTCGATAAGGCTGTACTCAATTGTGTGTTCTTGAGTGAGAACATTGAGTACACCAAGTTGACCCAGTGGGCTACGGATGATGCGCGCAAGTCCATCATCAATGCTATCCGTCGTCTCACGGCTACAGCATTGGATGAGATGCGTCGTCAGCTGGATAGTCAGATGATGCAGGCTGGTGATGGCGTAATCGGTACGGTTACGACTGATACACCTGCTGGTGGTAACAACGTATTGACGCTTACCACTGATGGATTCGGTGCGCGTCTGGTACGTTTCGGGCAGACGGTGCAGGTGTATGATGCTGCACTTGCTGTGAACAAGGGTAGTGGCGTCGTATCGATGCATGATACGGAGAACAAGGCCATTAACCTTACTCCACAGGTTGCAGGTGTTGTTCCGGGTGACAAGTTGGTCACTGCTGGACTCTCATCTCCTGCATCTTTGCCTGGCCTGTATGGTGTGCCCTATCACCACTCTAACGCCAGTACTGGTACGTGGCTTGGTTTCTCGCGTAGTGCAACGCCAGAGATCAGAGCTAATCGAGTCAATGCAGGTAACAATGCATTGACACTTCCTCTCCCACGTTTGGCGATGAACAAGATCGGCAATCGTGTGGGTATGGAACATAGCTTCAATCCGCGTGCTTGGACACATCCTGCTCAGGCAGCCGCGTATGAAGAAATTGGTCAGCTCGTGTCAACAATCACGAAGACCAATAAGGAAGAAGGTCTCAACATGTACTTTGGTGAGAATATGCAGCTTGCTGGTGCTGCTGTTACCACCTCATACAGTTGGGACAAGACGCGCATCGACTTCATCGTAGATGAGGTGTGGGGACGTGCAGAGATTCTCCCCATTGGCTTCTACACGACTGATGGAAGGAAGATTTTCGAGATTCGTGGCGCATCTGGTGGTGTCGCTGCGGCGGAAATCTTCTACATGGTTGTTGGTATGCAGACATTCGTGTCTAATCCAGCGGCCTGCTCGTACATCGACGCCCTTGCGGTGCCGGTAGGTTATTAGTCTTGTAAGTGGATGTTAACACTGGGGCACTCGTTAGTTTGCATACTCCCTCACGAGTGTGTTAACATCCACTTACTCTTTCACGGTGGTGGTGGGGAAAGAGGCTGATATGATTCCAGGCTCAACGACTAAACTTACGGAAGCAACGGCAGTAGTGGCAGCTGGTGCAATTGATGCCAAAACTGACATCATTACTGTCGCTGGTGTAGGACCACTTTCTACTATTCGACCCAACTTTGGTGGTGGGCAGTTTAGTGGAATGTTGATTCTGATTCCTACTGGTGCTTTGGTTATCAATACTTCCGGTAATATCCTTGTGGGTATTACTTGTGCCGCCAATCGACCAGTGTGGCTTGTGTATGTCAAGTCACTTGGTAAGTGGCTCATTAACTCTGGTGTCTAGTCTTGGTGGGGGTTTCGGCCCCCACTATTTTCGGAGATAGCGATGATACCAGGAACCACAACCAAGTTAACCGAAGCTAGAGTTAAACTGATTGGCACAGAGATTCATGTCAGAACTGACATTGTATATGTAGACGGTGGTCCTTTGATTGAATGGATTCATCCCCACTTTGGGGGTGGACATGCTGGATTACTTGTTCTCGTTGCACTTACTCAACCAATTAATCTGGCTGGACAGCCTAATGGTAATATTTACGGAGTTAGTACCATTATTCTTCATAGATTTACAACTCTGGTTTATTCTAAAATGTTTCAGGGCTGGTTCATCGGTTCAGGTGGGACGATAGAATAATGGAACCTCTTACTTCTCTCAATCAGCGTCTTATTGATTATTTCGGTCTGGATACTGCGTCGAGCAATCCTATGTTCCGCATTGTTTGGGCTGATGATCAGACTGAAAAGCGTATGATGGACACTCTCGACAATGGGATTCAGTTACTCCATCCCGTGGTTAGAGAGGTGAAGAAGTATAGTTATTTGCACAATGTCTATGTGCTTGAACAACTGGTCCTTGTACCGGATGATCAGCAGAAGGAACTAGCTGGTGTAAAGGTGTCTTATGAGCCACTGTGGGTATATGTGGATGCTGGTGGTAATCCACTTCCACCTAAGTGGGAACCTACAAAACTCGTGATTGATACAGTACACGCGGCCACGGGTAAAAAAAGCCTCAGGAAATATGTCGATCCAGATGCTAGTGAAGGTGCTAAAGAAGAGAGGATTACTAAACTACATGATGAATTATTTGGTAATGAAACAGAAGTAGGTGATGCTCTTCGCTACAAAGAAGGTATTGTAGTTCCTAACAAGGAGTTTAAGTAATGCAAGTAGGTGAATTTCCCGGAATTCAGCACAACAATAATCGGCGAACTATTCGTGCGCCCAGTAATCCTATGGATAAATCGACTGTAGTGTCGATTCTGCCCAAGGAGATCCATGAGCGAAAAGCAACAATACAGCCTGGATTCTTTGATATTGGACCTGGTAGCTTTGATAGTCCTAGCGTGCTTGTTGTTGGCCCTAGTTCTTGGTGGAGAGAGATAGACGAGAATCAGCCACTACTGGAGATTCCTGTTAGCTCTATCCAAATTGCCGACAGCATTGTCAAGGACTATTTGAATGGTCTGCTGGCAGCTAATATGAGTGACCAGATGCCGGGACTGTTCTATATTCCTGGTGATTACACGGCGGAGAGGTTGAAGAAGGAGCATATGCCACTTCTGTTACAGGCTCAGGCCAGACAGAGGAAGTGGTTTCTGGAATTGATTCGTATCGCAGATATTCTGTGGTCACGATCTAACGGTAATCCATTGGCTATCTCTGGTGATGCGCGCCTCGCGTGTAAAGAACTGAATATCTCTAATAAACCGTGGCTGGGTGATCTTCAGACTGCGGAACTAGTACGTTGCATTGCTTGTGGTTCACTCAGGAATCAGTTGTTCCCAATCTGCCAGTCCTGTCATGCAATCGTGGACAAGGAAAAGGCAAAGGAATTGGGTCTAACGTTCGCACAGTAAGGAGAGTGAAATGGCAGGACATCAGATCACTGTAAC